AAAAGGTGATTCAGGCCCAGCTGGTAGAGACGGTATTAATGGAAAAGATGGCAAAAATATACTATCTCCTTCAGAACAAAATATAGGATGGGCAAGATACGATAATCTAGAAAGAAAAGATATTAGATCTGGCGCAGATAGAGGAAATGATGGATGGGTAAGATTTGGGGTAGATAATAAAGGATCTTTTACTAATGAACTTTATTTGCCAAAAGAATCAGTATCTTTGTGGAGTAGTGAAATACAAAAGATAAACTTTAAAACATTAAAAATAGGTTCAATTGTAACAATTCGTTACGATATAGAATTAGAGACTTTTACTAATAATACTGAGGTTTGGTTTAGAACACACCTATCTGGAGCAGATGACCATCCAACAACATATGTGGGTTCTTTAAAATATCAATTCGTATATGACTTATCTATGGAGCATACTATTTTTGTGGAAAACAAGGGCATCCAGGCAGCTGGCGGTATGCCACAACTAAGAACTGATCATGACGCTATATTTAGAGTAAAATCAATATATATATCAGTTTCATAATGGTATAATAAAGCAGGAGGAATAATGGCATTTCCAGGTACATATAATTTTAGTTATTATCGTGGTGACACGTATCAATTTAAAATCCGTCCAAAAAATTCTGATGGTAGTGTTTTTGATTTAGAAGATTATGAAAATAATGCTCTTTTTACAGTAGCAACTTCACGTGGTGACGGGGCCACACAGGTAGATTGTGATGCTGTTGTAAATATAGGAGAAAATGTTGTAACTTGTACTATACAGCCTTCAGAGGGATTACTTTTAAATGCTGGAACGTCATATGTTTATGATATTCAAATAGATAATGGAGCAGGTGTTGTGTATACCCTGCTTACTGGAACAATATCTGTAACAGACCACGTAAGCGGAGCCACTCCAGCATGACAACTGAAGTTGTAATATCTACTGATGACTTAACAGTTCTTGCTCCTCCAGATACAATAGAGCTTTTGCTAGATTACGGTCCAACTGGACAAAGAGGAAGCAAGATATTTTCTGGAATTGGAGAGCCAGCAGACTTTACTTCTGGAGGTCAAATTTTTGGACAAGACTTATACATAAATGATTACTATATAAATGCAGCACCTGGATCAGACTACTCTTACTTATATCAATATAGAACTGGTGCAGGCGGTAGCTCAAATGCTTGGTTTAAATTAATAAAAATAAATCCTACCATATATTCAGATATACACGACGTATATTTTACTGATGGGGATGGAACTATAGAAATTCCTATTTCTAACATTACATCTGTTCCAGCTGCATCACTTGTGGCTTCAAACTTTTCTATACAATATAGCTTGGTAAACAATAATCCAATTGCATCTTCAATTTCATCTGTAGCCATATCTGGCACAGACTTAGTTATTAATTTTAAGGCAGCAGAATACTCTGGATCTTCTTGGTCAAACCTTGATAGCGGTGTTTCCCCAATACCGTTTTCTGCTCATACATTTATAACGATTGTGCTATAATAACAAAGGTGATATGCAATGGCTTCTGAATCTATCGGTTTTCTTTACCCCACTGAAATACCTGGGTACGCAGACTCAGCAGACATTCAGGCAGCCTTCAAACTTTATCATTATGGATCTCTTGCTTATGATCCAGAAAATGAAGACCCAGCAGAATTAATAAATCCGTCTATTGCCTATACATTAAATGATTTACAAGATCAAATAACAAATCTAGACCCTTCAGGATCAATTTCTAAAGCTATTATTGATGCTAAAGGTGATTTAATAGTTGGACTCTCATCCGATAACCCATCTAAACTTTCCGTTGGAAGTAATAATTTCGTTCTTACAGCAGATAATTCACAAACTCTTGGAATTAAATGGAGTGCTCTTCCAACAGCGTCTACAACAGGGGCAGGTATTGTTCAACTTAACGATACATATGCTAGCACATCAACCGTATTAGCTCCAACAGCAAATGCTTTAAAAACTGGATTAGACACAAAAGAAGATAAAGCTTTAACAATAAATGATCAGTCTGGAACTTCATATACTTTAGTTGCTACAGATGCTAATAGCAAACTTGTTAGATTTACCAATAGTTCATCAATATCTGTTACAGTGCCAGACTCTACCTTTGCTGCTGGACAACAAATTAATATCGCACAGTCTGGATCAGGTCAGGTATCTGTTGTTGGCGCTTCTGGGGTTACTGTAAATGCTACACCATCTTTAAATTTAAGAACACAATATTCAGCAGCTACCCTAGTTTGTATAACACCAACATCGTTTATTTTGTACGGCGACCTAGCCTTCTAATAAAATACATGATATAATATTCACAAAGGAGACATATATGCCTATTATCGGAATTACTGGATCGCAAAATACCAAAAACTTTTTGCAGCCACAGCCACCAACAATTGGTACAGCAACAAATGTAGGAACAGGTCGTTCCTATAATAATGGTGCTGCCACTGTAACATTTACACCAAGTGCATCAGGTGCACCCGCTACATCTTACACAGTAACATCCTCTCCAGGAGGATACACGGCAACTGGGGCATCTTCTCCTTTAACAGTTACAGGTCTACAGTCTGCAACAGCATACACCTTTACTGTAACTGGTACAAATGCTGCTGGAACTGGAAACCCTTCTGCAGCATCTAATAGCATTACTGCTACAACTATTCCACAAGCACCAACAATTGGTTCTGCAACAAAAACTGGTGTAAATACTGCAACAGTAGGATATACTGCAAATGCAACTGGCGGATCTGCCATTACAGCATTTACAGCCACATCATCACCAGCTGGTGGCAGTGGATCAGGTTTATCAAGTCCAATATCTGTAAGCGGTCTTACTGGAGCAACTTCATATACATTTACAGTTACAGCAACAAATGCTAATGGAACATCACCTGCTTCATCAGCATCTAATTCAATTACAACAGATACACCACAATATGGATCTGCTATCACATATAACTCATCTACAACACACACAGTAACTTCTGGTAAAACACAGATTGCTGCTATATTAGTTGCTGGTGGAACCAATGGCCAAGGAGCTCAAGGCTATGGTGGACCATGGGGACAATGGGCACCTATGTACGGTGGACGAGGAGGAGCTGGTGGTAGTGCATGTGCATTTAAAGATTATCCAGTATCTGGCGGACAAAATTTAACAATCACTGTTGGAAGTAATGGTGGAGCTTCATCTATTTCTGGTATTGCAAATTCATCTTCTGGCCCAGCAAATTCTTCTGTTGGAGGTGGTGGCTCTGGAGCAAATAATAATACTACTTCAAACGGATCTACAGGTCAAACTGGTGGAGCCGCAACATCAATAACTTTAAGCGGAACAAATCTACCTGGAACAGTTACATATGGTGGTGGAGGTGGATCTGGTGGAAATGGTTGGAATCACTGGAGCTATTATCCATATGCTGGAGGAGGAAGCGGTGGTTCTGGTGGTGGTGGAGGATCACCAAGCGGTGGTAGCGGTGGTAGAGGAAGCGACAGTGAATCTAACAACGGAAGCTCTGGAAATTCAGGAGGCTCACCAGGAGGTGGCGGAGGAGGAGCTGGTGGATTTGGCTGCAACTATTATGGAAGCAAATATTTTGGACCATACGGAGCTGGATCTGGCGGTAGTGGACGAGTTGTTATTTATGAAAAGTAAAGGATAATAAAAATGGCTGAAACAGTTTATGCTTTTATAAAAGACGGTATAGTAAAAAACATTCTTGTGTTTGAAGATCCATCCGAATCATTTTTAGATCACGTTAAAGAGCTTCAAGAATCAGATTCATATGTTTTAGTTGAAGATAGATTTAATCATCATGTTATGGTTGATGCATCTTATGATGGTTCAGTATTTAAATCTCCAAAACCATTTGAATCCTGGGTTTGGGGAGAATTTCCAAACGGTGCAACTGGTTGGATGCCACCAATTGCCCCACCAACAGATGATCCACAAGCAAATATTAGATTTGTATGGGATGAAACAACAATTTCTTGGATTGCAGTTCAAATTTAATATTTAAAAATAATATTTTTTTTAAGGGGTAGAATGAAAAAAATAAATTTTGTACATGTTGATGGCAATAACCATGTCAATCCACCAGAACCAGCTAGTAAAAATATACCAGAATGGTATAAAAAAACTCAAACATATGTAGAAGATGCAAAAATTGAAGATGCAACAGTGCATAATGAAACTACTGCAACAATAAAACGTTGTATGCCAGTATTTGATGCAATATCTTCTGGCTATATGTTAAAAACACCAACAGACTTTTATGTAGTACAAAAAGAAAATGAAGATACTGGAGAAATAGCTCCACATTACTACTGGCCTTCTGGACCTGGAATTGAAATACATCCAAGAGGTCAGGCAGAAGTTTATCCATTGCATCTAGGGTCAAAAGCTGGTATTCCAAAATTTGTAAACGATTGGATAATAGAAACCCCGCCAGGGTATTCTTGTCTTTTTATACCACCAATACACCATGATCTACCATTTACTGTATTTTCTGGCGTAGTAGATACCGACAAATATCACGGACCAATAAATTTTCCCTTTATGTTAAAAGATATTAATTATGAAGGAACAATACCAGCAGGAACTCCAATGGTTCAAGTGATTCCATTTAAAAGAGATAGCTGGACAATGAATACAGAAAATAATGAAAAAACAATTATTAAAGCTAAAAAAGATTTAAGTCTTTTAAGATCAGTATTTTATAGTTCTTATAAAAAATTTTTTAGACAGTCTAAGGTCTATAAATAAAAAATCCCTCCCATGTTTCAGGGAGGGATCTTTATAGCTAAATAGCTAGTTTGGAAATTTATTTAGCCATTTGTAATGAGCACCTTTATTATAAGATGACCATGAACTCCAATCAATACCACCTTTTGTCATATGATAGACAATTTCAGCGTTTTTGACAGGGCTAAATAACTCAGCATTAAGATCTAGCTCAAATTTATCTCGTCTGTCTGGACCAAGTGTGCCAAGCATATTGATCTGAAAGATTCCAAATGAGGAGTCTCCAGTATTGGTGTTTCCATTAAAAGCAAATGGACGACCATTGGATTCAGCCTTTGCAACTGCCCAAGCAGTTCTAAGACCTTTTCCTTTGAACCCTACTGCCTTAAGTAATTCAACCAACTGGCTGTCAGTCAAACTTGTCGCATTTTCATACTTAGTAAGTATTTTGTTATTTTTATCCTCAGATAGCACAAAAGCCACCTCTAGGGTGGCAAGGTTAGATACTTCCTGTTTAGATAAATTATTTTTAGCAGCATGTGACGGTATAGCACCTAAAATAGATACTAACAGAAACGTACCACTAATTACCCCTACCAGCATTTTATTGTTTATCAAGTTTTTCCTCCTAAAATGCATATGGCACCTTAACAGTGCCATAGCACTAGTATAACATAAATATTACTCACTAGTCAAGTTAGTTTTAATGCTATAATATATTAATCATGGCAGCAGAGACACCAGTATTTGATTTACCTTACCCACTTCCAACAGATAATGTTGACGTAGCTGGAGATTTTGCAGCACTTGCACAAAGACTAGATTTAGTTTTACAGACAATTGCAATTCAAGATACAGAAGTTAGAAATAATAGCGGAGTAACAATCAATAAAGGCGATCCAGTTTATGTAACTGGATTTTCTACAAAAACAACAGTTGCAAAATGTGAAGCAACAGATCTAACAACATTTCCAGTTGTTGGTTTAGCATTGTCAAATATTACAAATGGTAGTGATGGAGAGATTTTAGTTTCTGGTGTATTTAACAATATTAATACATCATCATTTGCAGCTGGAGATATTTTATATGTTGGAAATTCTGGCGGACTTACCAACAGCACAGCTTCAGGCTCTGGTGCTATTGGAATTGTTTTATCATCAAACGCATCAACTGGATCTTTGTTGTTTAGAAGTCCAAAAGGCAACGGTACTTGGGGATCATTGAAAGCAGGTTTAGCATAATGGCAACATACAGAGGAAGCGGACAAAATCAATACGATATTGGTTCAGCACCACCACAAGTAAAATGGACAATTGTTAATGGAGATACATCTTCATTTCGTGTCTATGTAACTGATGATAATCGTCAACCATTAAATATTCCAGACTGGACAATTGTTATGGATATAGCAAGACCAAATCCTCCAGTAGTACCTGGAAAAATTACAGATGATGCAACAGTTATTTTGACTTTGACACCAGCAGCAGATGCTGATGATGGTCCAGGAGAATTTACTGTATTTTTAAGTGCATCAGATTCTGAACTTCTTCAAACCAATGATATTTTTGATATTGAGCTATCTCTTCCAAGTGATGAAATTGTTTGGACAGTAGCACAAGGGTATATCGTTGTGCTTGAGGATGTTACTCCATAATGGCTTCTTCAAAAATATTAAACAATCCATTTGTATTAACAAAAAATATAGAGTTAGAAGGTTTTAACTCAACAATACTTGGTCCTTCAAAATTATCAGTAATTGAAGAGGTTTTGCCATTTAGAGTTAGATTTACTGCAATACAAGTTCCTGGAGTTAGCCCATCTAATGTACCGCCCATTCCTTTACAAGTTATTGGTTTTTCTAACTATATTCTTTAACAAAAATATGTTATAATTTACTCATGGCCCGTATATCAATTGCATCCGTAAAATCTAAGTATGAGACTGGTGATCGTCCGTCTCAAGAAGATTACGCAGACCTTATTGATACCACTGCAGCGCAAGCGTTAGACCTTGGTACATTTGGTAATAATGAAAATACAATTACAGGAATTGAAAATGCAACTGTAATTGATAACTTTACCGCAGCAAGCTGGAGAATGGTAAAGTACTTAATTGGAATTTCTAAAACAAGTGCGGGAGATAATTTATTCTACGCAACAGAATTGACCATACTAATTGATAATGAAGATGTATCAGTCACAGAGTATGGAACAATAGACAACGATGGGAATATTGGCACCGTTAGCGTCTCTAAAGCAGGTGGAACGGTTAACATAACTGTAACACCGCAAGTGGGTATTACGCCTATAACTGTACGTTTTGCACGTATGGGACTCAAGGCTTAATTTAACTTAGGAGATAAAAAATGGCAACAGTCACAAAAGACTTTAAGGTAAAGAATGGTCTGATTGTTGAAGGTTCTACAGGTACCATCAATAATTATGACATTCTTACAAAGAGCGAAGCAGATCAAACTTATATCATTGGTTTGATTGGCGGAGCAGCGACACCTTCTAACACACCAAACACAGTTGTACTACGTGATGCTTCAGGAAACTTTGCTGCAGGAACAATAACTGCTTCATTGTCTGGTAACGTAACTGGTGATTTAACTGGTAACGTAACAGGAAACGTTTCAGGTAACGTTACAGGTGATGTTACTGGCAACGTAACTGGTACAGTATCAGATATTTCAAATCATGACACTGATGATTTGGCAGAAGGTACAACAAACAAGTACTTCTCAGACACACTTGCTCGTGGAGCAGTATCTGCAGGAGACGGACTTGATTATAATTCAACAAGCGGAGTTTTTTCTGCTGACCTAGGCACTGGTCTTCATATTGAATCTGGTGCAATAGCAATTGATAGCTCAGTATTAACTGACACAGGAAATCAAACAGTTTCTAACAAAACACTTGGAACTGATCTTAATGCAGGTGGATTTAGAGTTACAAATCTAGATACACCAAGTGCTGCAGATGATGCAGCAACAAAGGCATATGTTGATTCTGTAGCTGAAGGCTTGAACATTCACGCTTCATCAAAAGCTGCTACTACAGCAAATATTGATTTAGCAACTGGTGGCTTGCTAATGATTGATGGATACCAGACAGTTGCGGGAGACCGTATCCTTGTTAAGGATCAGTCAACTACTTCACAGAATGGTATTTATGTTGCAGCTGTTGGAGCATGGTCACGTGCAACAGACTTTGATACACCAACAGAGGTTGTACCTGGAGACTTTACATTCGTAGAGGGCGGTTCAACATACGGAGATACTGGATGGGTACAGACACAAGTAGTACCTACAATTGGATCCTCTCCAATTCTATTTACACAGTTCTCAGGTGCTGGCACATATCAGGCAGGAACAAACCTTGATCTTACTGGAAATACATTTGCACTACAAGATAATATTACTTTATCTACTGTTACAGCAGACCTTACAGGTAACGTAACAGGAAATGTTAACGGCGACGTAACTGGAAACCTTTCTGGTAACGTAACTGGTGACGTAACAGGAAATGTATCTGGTAACGTAACTGGTGATCTTACAGGAAATGTGTCTGGCAACGTAACTGGCGACGTAACTGGAAATCTAACTGGAAATGTTACTGGAAATGTTACTGGTGATCTTACTGGAAACGTTTCAGGAAACGTAACTGGAGATGTAACAGGTAATGTTACTGGTACAGTGTCAAGCCTTGCAAATCACAACACAACAGCTCTTGCTGAAGGAACAAATCTTTACTTCACAGATGCTCGTGCAGTATCTGCTCTTGAGGCAGTAGTTCCAAACTTTACAGAAGTAGATATTAACAATGTTGTAACACATGTTGCAGCAACTTCAACAGTTGCTACAGCAAGCACAGTTACAGCATATGATTTTGCACATGCAACATATCGTTCTGCAAAGTTTATCATAAAGGCTCAAACAGCTTCTCACACAGAAGTATCTGAGATTCTTTTGACTCTTGATGCTTCAAACAACGTAGCAATTACAGAATATGCAATGGTTGGCACAAATGGAAATCTATTTGATGTTACTGCAGATGTTTCTGGTGCAGACGTAAGAATAAGAGTAACAACAATTAACAACAACACAGATGTTGCTGTTGTTGGAACTTTAATTAAGTAATAAAAGTTAAGGAGTAAGGGATGGCAACAACAGACAAAGACTTCAAGGTAAAGAACGGCCTTAGTGTAACTTTGGGCGGTACTTTTGGAGGCACAGTCACTGTTGCCACCCCTACTCTTGGAACACATGCAACAACAAAAGATTACGTAGATAACTTATTTGATACAGTAATAGTTCCAGTAGAATCTTCTGCTCCACTTAGTGCTACTAATGGAGAACTATATTTTGATTCAGTAGAACAAAGACTGTTCGTTTACTATAACTCTACATGGAATCCAATTGCATTTGTGATAGATACAACAGAATTACCACAACACATTCACGATACTGCTATCGATGGAACTGGTCTTGTGGTTAGTATTTTCAAAGACGCTGGACTGGTAACAGAATCAGCTGGTGATTTTGAAGATGCAGGATCCTACAATACGAACTCCTGGGTTTACCTCTGGGATGGCGGAATTGCAACAGATAACTTTAACTAATTATCTGTTATAATATGAACATAGATTGCTAACGGAGGAATATCAATGGCAACAAGAATGCAACAGCGCAGAGGTACTGCCAGCCAATGGACCACTGCGAATCCTGTTCTCAATGCTGGTGAAATTGGCTGGGAATCAGATACAAACAAGCTTAAAATTGGCGACGGTACAAATACCTGGTCTAGCCTAGATTATTTTATTGATGAGACAGCACTTGATACAACTCTTGGCGATTATGTAGAAACAGCTGATCTTGCTGTAGCCAATGGTGTGGCAACGCTTGATGGTAACGGAAAGCTTACATCTACTCAGCTTCCAGATCTTGGTGAAATTACTGCAGACGAGATGAACGATGTTCTTGTAGGCGGGACTGGTGTAACAAAAGTTTACGATGATCCAAATAGCACAATTACATTGTCAATTGGTCAGGCTGTAGCAACAACAGATAACGTAACATTTGGAACAGTTACTGCAAATCTTACAGGTAACGTAACAGGAAATGTCACAGGTGACGTAACAGGAAATGTCAGTGGTAATGCTGGCACAGTAACAAATGGAGTTTATACAACAGGATCCACCATGACTGGATACCTAACTCTTCATGCAGACCCATCAAACGCTCTGCAGGCAGCAACAAAGCAATATGTTGATGCAGTTGCAGAAGGACTTCATATTCACCCATCAGCTGTAGCAGCAACAACTGCAAATATTACACTTGCAACTGGTGTTGAAAATGGAGATGTTCTTGACGGTGTTACTTTAGCTACTGGAAACAGAATTCTTGTAAAGAATCAAACAACACAGTCTGAAAATGGTATTTATGTTGTGGCAGCATCTGGAGCACCTTCAAGAGCTACTGACTTTGATGCTCCTGCTGAAATTGATGGCGGAGACTTTGTATTCGTAACTGGCGGTACTGTAAATGATAACACTGGCTGGGTACAGACAAATACAGTAGGAACAATAGGAACAGACCCTATAGCATTTAGCCAGTTCTCTGGAGCAGGAACATACACTGCAGGAAATGGCTTAACTTTAACTGGATCAGCATTTAGTATTGATACTGCAATTACAGCAGATCTAAGCACATCTCAAACATTTACAAATAAAACACTTACAAGTCCTACAATTACAACACCAACTCTAACACTTTCTACATCATCTTCAACTACAGAAGGTGTAATTGCGTGGGATTCAACACTTGATAAGATTCTTGTTGGTGATGGATCTACTGCTCGTGAATTTGCATCATCTACATTGAAAACAAGCGCTCAAACAGCATCTTATACATTAGTTCTAGCTGATAAAGACAAGGTTGTTGAAATGAACGTAGCTTCAGCAAATAACCTAACAGTTCCTCTAAATTCTTCTGTAGCATATCCAGTAGGAACACAGATAAATTTAGTACAGACTGGAGCTGGACAAACTACAGTGGTAGCAACTGTTGGAGTAACAATAAATACTGCTACTACATTAAAGCTAAGAACTCAGTGGTCAACTGCAACTCTTATTAAGAGAAATACTGACACATGGGTACTTCTTGGAGACCTAGCAACATCTTAGTACTTTAATAAAACAAAAGTACTCAACCTAAACTAAAGGTTGAATAAGTTAAAACCCCTTGAAATATAGGGGTTTTTCTTATTGTAAACTTTGTGATATACTTACAGTACTTTGTAATTAAC